CGCTCGTCCCAACACCCCACTTTCCTTGGCGGCTCCAGCCTATCGGAGCACAACCCACACAACTCCCCCCGGCGTACCATCACATCTTTTTCCGCCACCTTCCGTACGCTGCGGTCTCTCCCATGGATTAACGACCACACCCACGCCGGAACCCGACTTTTTCTTATTTTCTGCATCGCTGTTCGTGTAAGCTTAATTGCGCCGTCAGCAAGAGTGCCCCCTACCATGGTCCGCTTCCGATCCCAAAGCCTCGCTCGGAGGACAAAGTTTCGGTAACGACCTGGAACGTCCGATACGTCGGGAAGTTCCAGGGCACTCTTCTTCAGCCGCTTTCGTCTTACTACGCTTATCGCGACCTCACATTCTTTCACAGTCGGTTCCTCCGAAGTGGCTAACGAACGCCTCGACGAATTCTCCAACGCAATGTCACGACTATGTATCGACCGCAGGTTGGACGAATCGACACGACAATCACGACAAAGCTTCCCCTCCTGCACCTTTTCAAAACCCCGGCTTGCTAGGTTGGTCTCGTGTTTCAACTTGTTAGCATCTTTCGATACGTCTAACCATGACGGACGATAGAGTAACAGTATCTCACGGTCAAGCAAACCAGCAGAGGCAAGCGGCGCACACAAATCGCCCTTCAGACCCACGCCACGCGACATGGAGATGTTGCCGCTCAGCAGCAACCCCCGATGTCTCCGCATCGTATGGGCGTAGATTATCCTCCTCTTCCTCCCAAACCACCCCCAAGTCCCAGATTTTATTCGGGAGACGGCTGACTCGAAGGTGTCAGCAGGACGCAACAAAGTGTGCATCCTCAGTATAGGTACAACCTTTACTGCCGTCGGTGTGGCGCGGAAAGAAGTGGAATTGATCATGAAGAAGCGAGAGTGAGTGAGAGTTTTGCCCCTGCTTAACACCAGCCCAGACTCGGAAACGGTTGCGCTCCATCGGTCGTACTCCTCCCGGGAGCAGCGGAACACGATGTCGTCCCCATTGATCTTACAGGGGATTGCAGTAGCGCGGTCGAAACCAAGTGCATGGACCAATGTCAAGAAATTGGTTAGGCACAGGAGAGGAAATGAAAGAAAATTACCCATCAACTGTCCGGTCCGCTGCTCCCAATGCCTCCCGTCTGGCGTCACCAGGACACCAGTGAGAGAATCGAGGGCGGCGAGTTGGATGTTGAGAGGGATAAAATTAGAAGTAACGAAAACGCATTCCAGGATCTCCGAAGAATGCAACGAATTAAAATTATCCGTCGCGCTCTCGTAGTCGCCGGAAACAAAAATCTCTCCACTTTTCTCCACAAAAGCTCTTAGAGCCTCTACACCCGCATCCCCCCGCAACAGCCATTTCTGGCGGCAGAGGTGCTCGTAGATGGTGAG